GTAAAACTAGTGATCTGCTGGGGCGCAGCCCGACTGTACGCCTGAGACAAATCCCGTGTCGCCTTCTCAGTTTGCTGACCCAACTGGGCTAAATCGAACTGTGACTGATTGAACGACTGGCGGCGACGGCGACGCGCAGCCGCCTCACCCAACCCATACGTCGTATCTGCAAAAGAAATATCAGCCATCACAATACCCCATATCGTTCTAGTATTATCACGGCAACACCATCACATATACGCGTCGAAAATGGTTAGATGCGTCGTTGCCGTTATTTGCCTTCAAAAAATGCACCTCAACAATAGTGTCATCCAACGATTCCACATGCCACGCACCCAAATCATGTGTCGAACCAGACACATGACGCAACTGGATGAAAGCAGCAGACGGAATAAACGGTGCCCCATGTGGGATAAACAACGAACCATCAGCATCCGTCGTGCCCTCATACTCAAACCAGACACCGACAGTACTATTGAAATATTCGGTCAACGAACTAGCCGTATCAACAATAGCCTTAGAATTAGGATCACGATAATTCTGCATCACAGGAGACTGCCACTTACGCCCCCACTTATCCACAATCAGACCCTAACCTTGCGGAACGAATACCGATACAACACGGCGTTCACCCCCCATTTGCTGCCAGAACACCCAAACCGCAACTTGACGGCGCGTGCCGAACCTAACGTTTCGCCACGCACCGTGTCAGAACCAAAGTTCTGCACCCAAGAAGAAATATCGTCGGGGACTCCAGCATCATCGTCAGCAAACACCACATCAAAAGAACGATTAGCAGAAAAAGTTGACCAATCATGGAACACATCGACATTCAACGTGTATCCGCCAGCAACATGAGCGACCACAAACTCGGGGGAACGCCAAAACTTTCGGGCCTGTGGCTGCGCCAAATCCTGCCAAGTCATCGTATAATATGAATCAAACGCAACAGGGCTAGCCTCAATACAATCCGTCGCCAACTCAGGTTCAAACCTGATAACATACGGATGATATGGGTGAGCGTACATTCCGTTCGTCACACCATTAGGCAGCACGTAATCGACGCAAGCAACCATACCGTACCCGTCAGCGGTACGGTATCGTGTCCACGCCCCATTATTGCCCACAGACGGATCATAAACAAACGTGGCCGTGCTAGTAGGAGGACGCGTATAGCCATCATACTTGTAAGCCCCGTCATCATATACGACACCATCACCAGAAGTGTCATCATAATCTTCAAAGAAATCTGGGCTCACACCGACAGGCAAACTGAGAAATACTTTACGTTTTACCCAGTTGACATGAACAGTTGATAAAGCGTTCTTATTTATTTCGGCAGTGTCGATAAGAGGGCGTAGCGGTTCAAACAAATCTTTGAGACCGTTGCCATCATAAGCGAACAAACCATCAGGCCAAGAGAAAAAGAATACAGCCTGCTCACTAACAGAAACACATTGGGAAGAATAAGCCCCCAACTCTTGGGTGATCGGAACAACCTGAAATGTGGACTGATTGTAACCATAGATGGCGTACACGGCACGGGGCTTGAACACCACCAGATGCCCAGAGAACGGTACAATAGCAGTGATGCCAGAACCACCGCCGACAACATCAATATAGTCGTTCTCACGCCACGACTCGGGAAACAACGGGTGCGAGAACCGCACCCGATCAGGATAATCCGTGCCATCCTCATTCGTATAGGCAACCCAAACACGATCCACATGCGTAGCGACATGCTCGGCACGAGGCATATAACCAGTGGCAGGAGATAACAAATCATCCTGCCAATTACCTGTACCACTAGCAGTCAAACCAGTAGCAGCAGAACCATCCCAACGTTGCGAATCAGAACCAGCACCACAAGCCATATACAAGTAAGGTTGCTCACCAATCCATTCGGCAAACTCTGCACCAAACTCGTTACTGGTCGTCACGCCAGAATCCGTAAAATCATCTACCGACGCATAAAACACTTTATCGTTAGCAGACAACAAAACCTGTTGGGAAACCTTCCGCCAATGAAACATGCGGTTAGGTGCAAACAAACCAGAAGCAATGGAACCAATAGCAGCACTATTGAAACGGCAAGAACCATCCCGCTGGGAGACACCGCCCCGCGGATCAATGTCCACATTCAACATGTCGGGCGACTCATTCTTGCCCAGATTGAACACATCGGCACGCAAATTCAAACCGCCAGTAAAATCTTCGACAACAAAAACGCTTGTCACTTGAACCTCAACTGGCGGCCCCAACGGTTCACATGCCCACCAGACGACAACTGCACAGGAGAATAAGACTCAGGTTTCATAATGTCCCGACGAGCAAAAGCAACCGTATCATTGAACGAACGTTCAAACTCTTGAGCAGGAGCAAACGCCTCCTGCATCTTGTACGCCCTATGAACAGCGTAATCAATCAAAGCCAAATCAAACGCCTCAGGGCCATCAGGCTGTGTACCGCTAGAAATCCAATCTTCAGGTTCACGATAGGCACGAACCCTCAAATTATATGCACCATTAGGCTCAGGATAAATATGTATCTGCCCAGCCCAATAAGCAACAAACATCGGACGGCCCGTAGGGGCTTCCGATGTTACAAACGTTTCCTCCGCCAACTCCACCGAAATAAAATCAAGACGCACATGCTCAGGGTCAACAATGCTAACAATTTCACGAATGTCGTAATCCGTGTAATCATTGATCGAATAAGCAACCTGCCCTGCAACAGAATCAAACGTGAATGAAACCTCCAGAAAAGGCCAACGACGTTCCAAATCCAGAATCCTGTTGTAACCGTCACGAATGAACAGGTCCATCAGCCCGTCAGAAACATCGGCGGCAGATACCTCTGCCACCTCACGAGAACGTGAACGAATATCAGCCAGCGTCAGCCGAGTCATTGCCATCAGCAACCATCTCCTTCTTCTTCACCAAACCCATCGACCTGAGATGGCCATAACAATACTCTGTGCCCTGAGCCTTGCGACCCTCACAACTATCGTCATTAGCGGCACACAGGTTACCACGGCCCAGATACGGCGCAGACGGGGCAGCCAAACGTGCCCCGTCCATATGCGCCAAACGTGATGCTGTAGCAGGCACGCCGTATAATGCATGTGTAGGAATTGCGTTCATACAATAAACGCAATCGTTCTAGTCACAGCGACCTTAGGATTATTTGTTTCCCGTTTCGTATGCGCAAACTATTGCAATAAACCGTAAGGGGGGGTGAGGCCAGCAAGGCCCCACCCCCCCCAAACCGCCAGATCACTCAGGCGGTACGTGCGTCCAGACGGCCCTGCTTTGCAGCATTGCGGATCGTCAGGTTGCCGTAGCACATGATGAGCGCATAACGGGCATCAAGGTTCTCAGGCCGAACAAACTCGGTCTGCGAGAACCACTTACCCGAGTGGCCAACCAGAGTCAGGTACTTCGAGTTGATGAAGAACATCGTCCCAGAAGGAGCGTGAACATCATAAACCACAGGAGCAGCCTTGAACAGCAGGTTCTGGAAACCAGCATCCGCCGTCTTAGCATCCGTGTACCGCAACTGCGGTTGAAGCAGAGACTCATACTTCTCAAACAGGGTCTGAGTAGTGAGCACCATGTCGGGATGATCGTTGCCAACCGAAACACTGTTGTAGGCGGTAGCCATATCTGCGAGAGTTAGCGCACCAGCGGTACCCTCAACATATGACTGCCAGAAATCGTTGCCCGAAGCGGTACGATCAATGCCACCAACCGTGTTGTCGTCAGCGATCAGCGCGTCCAGACCAAGCCAGTCCTTGCCGCTGTTGCCCGTGCCATCTGCAAAAAACATCTGGTTGAAACTTTCACGCATCGACTCTTCAGCCTGCATGATCTTGGCTTCAAGGAGGTTCACGATAGCAGCCTCACCATTGTTCTTTGCTTCCTCGATGCCAGAGATTGCGATGGAAGCAGCATACTGCTTCCATTCGAACTCGGCAGCCGAAATGCCTTCCTGAGCGGTCAGCGAAATCGTGTCATACCCAGCGTATGAACCCACGGTGCTGTTCTGACCGTAAATGAGCGGCTCCACAATCTTGGTGCCACCATCCAGCATCCGCACACGACCCTTCTCCATGAGATGGTTCGTCAGCGGACGGGCAGTAAAAATGTTGTCAGTCAACTGATCCCGATAATTAGCGAGAGTAGTGGACAAAAGTGAATCGAAACTGGTATTTCCAGCCATGTTG